GACTCCAATTCGCCCTCAAATATCGAGCCATGAGCGATGTTTGGGACAATTGCCCAACAGCCAATTGGCTTTTGTGGATAACTTACAAAACCGGAAGACCAGACGACCGAACGCTAAGGCTGTTCGCGGTCTGGTGTGCTCGAAACACGCCCTTCGATGGCGGAAAAACGGGGGACTTAATAACTAACCCACAATCATTTGTCGCGCTTGACGTGGCTGAGCGATTTGCAAATGGCCAAGCGAGCCAAAAACAATTGGCTGCTGCGCGGGCTGCTGCGCGGGATGCTGTGTGGGATGCTGCGGGGTATGCCGCGCGGGCTGCTGCGTGGTACTCTGCGTGGGATGCTGCTGCCAATGCTGCGTGGTATTCTGCGTGGGACGATGCTGCGGATAAGGCTCAGGCTACCCAATTTCGCGCTATGGTCAAAAACCCTTTCACCAAGCAAACCACTTGACACTGATCCTATGGTATAATCCACTCGCTAGGTAGCTGAACTAGAGCTTAAGGACAATTTCCATTTTCCGTTTTCTAAAAACCGGAAATTCATGAGGATGCCCCTTGGTGCTAGTTCCACCTTGGGGCTTTTTGTTGCCCAGAAAGCAAGACGCACCGTTCTGGGGGCGTATAAGCCAAATTGCTCCAGACGCCTGAAGCGGCGACACACTCAGCTTTGCTAGGACAGCGCGAAAATCCGTTCCCCAACTTTGAAGATTCGAGGGAGGGCGGTATGGAACTCCCTCTGGAGGATCATTTGGCAGCTAAGCGCATACCGAAACCCTGATTCTTTTGGGGTAATGCAAACGGGACTACCAGACATTGGCCTAACGGCCTATGGAATCTTCTCTGTTGGATATTTGGCAGCTTACTTCTAGCCGCGACTCATGTAGCGGCGTCAACCTTGTCTAAAAATAACAATGAATCAAATAAACATATCAGAAACAATGACCTCGGTCCGAAACCTTATGGCTAAGTATTACCAAAGGTTTGCCGACAATCCTATACCTCAAGGCGAAAGCCGTGAATACAAATTCAGACCACCGATAGATGCAGAAAAAGCATTGGCTGTGATGCAGGACTGGCGGGAAGGCATGAACCGCAGGGATTTATGTAAGATACACAGCCTAAGCCTGCCCTCCGTTGATCGACTGGTGAAAGCTAATAAAAACAACCACAACCTCACGTTAGAAAATGTTAGTTACAAAAAGAAAAAATGAACAAAGAATCCATCTTCATAGGGGCGTGCCTCGCTTGCCCCGAACTAATAGACGACGGCATAGCACAGGGACTCAGCAACGCGGCGTTCAGCCAAGCTCACCGCACCCTCTGGCAGACCCTTGTGGGGCTGCGCTCTAAGGCCCAACTCACCGACTGTAACTCAGTTTACCTAGCTTTGGGCGATAAGTGCCCTGTGGATGAGCTATTTGCGGCGGAAAAAGCCTGCCAAAGCTCCGTCACGGGACGCAAAGCCCTTAAAAGTCTGATATGGGAGGGTCAGGTAGCCGCCCTTAAACCAGCCCTTCAGGATGCCATTGCGTGCATTTCTAGGGGCGGCAAGCCCGAAGAGGTGTCAACACTCGTGGAGGGGCTCCAAAACCACTTAAAACCCACAGAATCGGAGGCTCCGAGCCTCACCCAACTGATCACTGAGGTTAAAATTTGGGCCGAACAGGAAATTGCGGGCACCAGAGACAACCGCGACCTTGTAACCACCGGCCTACCCAGCTTCGATAACCTCTCCAGCCCGATGGAAGCGCATGAATATGTGGTTGTCGGAGCGCGGACTTCGATAGGTAAGTCCTCGTTCATGTCTCAGATTGCTTCGCACAACCTCAACCGGGGGCTAAGAGTGGCCTACTTCACCCTTGAAACCTCAGCCGGGGCTGTCGTTAAACAAATCGCAGGACAGCGGGCCAAGATTAACTTGCGCCAAATCAATCAGGAGATGACCGACCGGCAGCAGGAATACTTCAAAGCTTTGAAGCGATTGGGGGAGCAACACCTGAGAGTGTTCGATAAGGATATGACTGTTGGCCAAATTGAATCGCGTTGCCGCCTACTCGCGGCCTCTTGGAAACCCCAGCTAGTCGTCATTGACTACCTTGGACTCATCAGGGGCACAGATGGCTCAGCATACGAACGGATGGGTCAGTTGTCGAAGGCTATGATACCGCTCCGCAAAACCCTTGGATGCGTGCTCATGGTCGCCGCCCAACTCAACCGTAGCAACGAAAGAGAAGATCGAGCCCCAACTCGCTCCGACTTCCGTGATGCAGGGTCCATTGAGGAAGACGCGCATCGAGTTATTGCACTCCACCGGCCAAGCAAGAGCCACTCAGGTAGCCTGCAAGAATTGGGTCAATCAACCTACGACTATGAGCTGCTGCAATTGAAACTACGCGACGGTCCATTGGCTTACAGCCGCATCAAGTATTTTGCGCCTCACACTTGGTTTTATGAAGAAACAAATTGATCTTTTCGGCGACGAAATAAGCATAGAAAAGGCGACGGAAAAGCCACTTGCGAAAGTTGAAGAAAAAAAGCCAGAAATAATTCGACATGAGTCGATCAATCGTCCTTTCTCAGTGCTCAGGGTGGATAAAAATACAACGTGGATATTCCACGAAACATAAACAAAATGCAAATCGACCTAAACAATACAAGACTGCTAGGAATCGGCGAGACCGTGCTCCCCACGGACTTCTGCTTTATTGATGGAGACTTTATGATTGTGGATTGCCCTGAAGTGGGCCACATCATTGACGGGGATGAAATGTATGACTATCGGCGCGGCCTCCAAGGTTGCCCCTACGAAGCAATGTGCGCCGAACTCGGCCTCATAAGCCAGCAACAGAAGAACTCTTTTCGCAGGATTTGCGAAGAACTCAAGAACCTAAAAAACAATGAATAATACACTACAAGACCTCGTAAACACACAGCCGGGAAGTTACTTCTCTGGCTCGTTCCAAGCCAGCGTGAGCGAATGTAAGTCCATTAACACGAAAACGGGCAAGACTTTTTATAAAGCCACTCTTACCGAGGGCGGCGTGGAAGTCTCTGCCACTTCGTTCTCCCGTGACTTGGCCCCGTTTGAAGGCAAGGTGATGAAGTTTACAGGTATGGGCATCAAGCGCGGGGATGACTTCCAAGGGAAACCTCAAGTGACCGTGGGCGATAAGTCAATCATAAGTCAAGTGGGTGTGGTAACCCAATGGACTGCGCCAGTCCCAACTCAACCCGCCCCATCAGTCACGGGAATGCCCACACCATACACCCAAAGCAGCCGCATTGAGGGAGTCACCGTGGGTATGGCGATTAACAAGGCGGTGGACATTTGCACTAAGACCGGGGATGTAAGCGAAGATAGTATCTGGCAACGCGCCTCTATGCTCATCCGCATTGCCCAGAAGCTCCAAGCTGGCAACCTCGCCCCAGAACCCAACAACGAACCCTCCGAAGAAGAGCCTTATTAATTTGTCGCCGGTATCGACGTAAACCAGAACCCTCCGAGCCCGACCGTGGGCGTGCGAAAATACGCGGTCATTTATAAAAAATGAACAACACTGACTATTTAATGGTCCACTCTCTAGGCAGACTCTTAGGAGCCTGTGAGTTTGCGGGTCTTTACAAAAAGGAAATGGGAGTCGATGTGCTCCACGAGCAACTGCAAAAACTTGCGGCTCTCAGCAAAGAAATCTCAGCGGAACTAAATAAAAACAAAACACCATGAGCGAACATTATTACACACTCGACGGTAAAGCCTGCCACACGCAGGCCACAAAGAAAGGGGCCAAGAACCCCACCCGTCCCACCACCTTAAGGGACGCACGGGAGCAGAAGCTCTTGCCCTCAGTTACATCCTACACGAAGATGTTGGCAAGCCCCGGCCTAGAACGCTGGAAGATGAGCAAGGTAGCCGAAACCTGCTTCCAGATGCCTCCACACCCCGGCGAGGAAATAGGCGACTACGTTCGTAATATGCTGGAGAAATCCAAGGAGGATGGCATGGGCGCAGCCGATCTTGGCACCACCATTCACGCGGCCATTGAGGGCAAGCTGAAGGGAAAAGACTACTTCGATCATGAGGTGGCTCTGTCTGAGGAGCGTAGCTGTATGCTGTCTGAGCTAGTGGAACCAGCCTTTGCCAAGCTAGAAAGCATGGGCATCAAGGTTAAGAAGGCCGAGGTTGTGTTGGTCAATGACAGGGAGGGCTACGCTGGCACCACCGACGTAGTGTTTGAGTCTCACATTGGTAAGGGTATCCTCGACTGGAAGAGCAAGCGGACTAAGCCGGAAGAACCCATCTTCCCTAGTGAGACGCACCCCATGCAACTCGCGGCATACTGGATGGCACATTTTTGTGACAGCTTCTTCACCGATGCTATCTGCATCAATGTCTATATCTCGACCACAGAACCGGGACGCATTGACGTAGTGAAGTATGACCGCGAACAGCTCATGGAGTCCTACAAAGACTTCCTGTGCCTTACACGACTATGGCGGCGACAGAACAACTACGACCCGCGAGTAGCGTAAACTACTTCTTGCCGAAGAAAAAGAAGAGCTTGGGGCTCAGAAGGATAAGCTCCAAGCAATCGGCAAGGAATAGGGAATACACCAAATTAAGGCGCATATTTCTGAAGGAATCGCCCTTCTGCGCCATTTGTAACCAACCAGCTACGGACATCCACCACAAAGAAGGCCGGGGCTCTAAGACCAACGAAACAACGACATGGCTGCAAACCTGTCGTTCCTGCCACATCAACATCCACTATCACCCTAGCTGGGCTAGGGAGCAAGGCTATCTATTATGAAACAGAAAATCGACCAACTACTCAACCATATGCTCGGGGACTGCATCCACTCGGAGAACCCCACTGATCTTTACAATGCCCTAGTAAGGCTGGAGAAGGGCTCTCTCGCCCTACTCAACATTGCCCGCATTCACGAGCTGGAACATTACATTCCAGACACCGGCCATGAAGTGTGAATTGATCGGACGCTCGCAAATAGGATGCGAATCCGCCGACGGGGACGTAAAATACACCATTGATCTAGACGAGAATTGTCCCAACGGAGCCTGCAATTGCGCCGACTTTATGGCCAGATGCCAGAAGGAATGGGACAAAACTCAGACAGTGGTGGAATACGGCAACCCTCAACGAACCAGATGCAAACACATAAACGCAGCAGTGATGTTCCTAGGCAACGCAGTAATAGCGAGTTTTAACAAATGAACCCAACCGAAGAAACCATTCTTGTCTTTGCTTTTCGCTACGCATTGGGAAGGAGGAGCACAGCACCGGGGATTGTAGCTAACCATCTCATCAAGCAGTGGGCCAACCTTGCCCCTCATAGTAAGGCTCAAGTAAAGGAAGAAATTAGAACGGCAATAAGCCGTGGCGACGCAGGCCATCCGTGCGACGTTGAGACGTGGAGAGAGGTTTTAGACCAACCATGAACCAACCCCGCACCCACGCCATACTGAGTGCCAAAGCCTCCCTTCTTTCCACTATGGGGTATAGAATTAAGATGTGGCAGTTTGGGGAGCTTTGGTGTTGGGAATGGAACAACGGAATAGGTGGATTCACCGACGCTAACAGCAAAGCCTTAGCTTTAATTTTTGCACTGGAAACAATATAACATTATGAAACCCGAAGAATTCAAACCAACGCTCCCAAAACCGCTAGAAAAGTATCCAACACCACGCATGGATGCTTCAGTCATTGAACTAACGCTTAATGGCAAATGGCCCGCAACTGGCACCAGAAAGTTTGTTTTAGCATGGGTGGCTCAAATGCTTGAAGCCGAATTGATGGAAATGACCGACAAGGTTAAAGAACTGGAAGCCGAGCTTGCCAAAAGCAAAGAGCAAGTGGCTTTTGCCAACAAGCGTGTTGAACATATAGAAGTTATGTATGATTTGCTGATGATTAGATATGAGCAAATTGAGGTAGAACTCGACGGTAAGAAAAGCGAGAAAATCAAGAAATGAACGACAAGCCCTACTGCAATGGTCAATGGACTGCGGCTCGCAAGAAAAGCTTCATTACATCGGCGTTGCGTAGGGCTTCGTCTCGTTGGGCTCCTAAGTTTACCTCCAAGAAGGAAGCCCGCACCGCCAGAAACACCTACACCTGTTCCCTATGCTCAAAAAGCGTAGGGAATAAGGACATAAAGATTGACCACATCCATCCCGTGGTTGACCCGCTCAAAGGCTGGGTGAGCTGGGACAGCTTCATTGAACGCTTGTTTGTGGAGAAGGAAGGCTACCAAGCCCTTTGTGTAGCCTGTCATTCGACCAAGACATCAGAGGAAAGGCTTGTCCGCAAAGCTGCTAAACTCAAATAACATGAAGAAATTTGTCATCGTCGCAGACATTCACGGCAACCATGCAGACCCTCAAGCTACCGCCGCCGCCCTAGCCTTCACCAAAGACTTCAACCCTGAGATACGCATCATTGCAGGCGACCTATGGGACTTTGGAGCCATCCGTCAGGGAGCCTCAGAGGAAGACAGGGCTGTCAGCATGAGGGACGACTTTGACGTAGGGGCAAAATTTGCCGACTCTTTTTTCAAGGGAGGCAAGGACAACACCCTAATGTTAGGCAACCACGACGTAAGGGCATGGGACTTGGCTGAGTCCACAGATGCCGTTAAAGCCGATTTGGGGCAAAGAATGGTGAAGGACATACAAGCAGTGGCAAAGAGGAACAAAGCCTCTCTAATCCCCTACGATAGCCGTCTAGGGGTTGTTTCTATTGGTCATTTGAACGTAGTTCACGGCTTCCACACGGGAATGTCAGCCTGCGCCTCTCACTCCCGCATTTACGGGAACGTAGTTTTCGGCCACTGCCATAGCATAGAGTCCTATCAAACCCCCGGCTTAAAGCCACAGGAAGCCCGCTGCATAGGCTGTTTGTGCGATCTTAACCCCGGCTACGCCAACCGTAAGACGGGCAAACTCCGCTGGAGTCATGGCTGGGTGTATGGCTGGGTAGAAGACGACGGAAGCTACTCCATATTTCAGGTGCGCGGCATCAACGGCAAATTTCGCGCTCCCACAAACATAAAAACCTACTAATGAAAAACAACCCTTGGACTGAGATGGACAAGCTAATGGCGGAGGAAACCGTTTCCCGTAAGGACGGATGGTTTTCCATGCAAGACTTCATGGACAACTACAAATGCCCCAGAAGAACAGCCCGCTCACGAATTGAGGCTTGGCTTTCTTTGGGTGCGCTTGAGAAAAGAGCAGGAGTCATTGCTGACGGGAAAAGAGGCACTTATTACCGTCACGCCAAAAAACCTTTGTAATGGTGTAAAGAATAACATTTCAGTGCTGCCCACCTGACGAGGTGGGGGCCATACTGAAGATGGGAGTTTGAGCCTCCCTTACAATTTATGAAAAACCTATCCCCCAACGACCCGCTCTATTGGTTTAAGAACCTGCCACTAGAGGTAGGAGTGCTAGTTCAGCTAGACGACAAGAGGCTCATGGAGCTACCTAAACACTACAAGTTCAGGATGCTAAGCGTGGACAAAGAACTTACCGCCCATTGTGAAGTGGTGGGAGGAGCCAATTGCGGCCTCCAATTCTACCTGAGCGGGAACGGGATTAGCGTGATGGAGCCGGTAGAGTAGCCTACCTGTAAGCAATCATCTGAACCTCAACCTGTGGGGTTAGGATTTTCTTTTTACGCAAGTCATTCAGGTAGATTTGTTTCTTGTAGTCTTCCTGAATTGTTGCCAGCTTACGATTGATGAACATGGCTCGCTCCCCGTCCTCGGCGGACTGAGCCAAGAGCAGTTTGTCCACCTCACCAATGTTCAATGCTTCGTTTCTAGCGTCCTGTCTAAATCGAGACACTAGACTTTTACCAATGTCAGGCTTCTGTGAAATGAGCTGACGCAACGCCCGCTCCTGATCGCCCCTTGGTAATGCCTGAATCTTTTCGTAAAGCATCTTGGGTGAGTTCTCGTTGTCAGGCTCAGGCGCAACGTAGGTTCCGTTAATTGCACCAAGAGCAATGGCGGTGGGCACCCTTCCATCTTTGAGCGTCTTAGCAATCTCGTCGTCTGTAAGGCCAAGAACGCGAGCATCGTTAACAACGCCTGCAACCTTGTCGTAGGTAGATTTGTAGCGACCAGAGAACCTATCAAATGCTTTAGCCGTCTCTCCTTCATCAAGGGCTCTACGCTTCTCGGAAGAGAAAGCAATTTGATCGTTGACCAAATCGCGGGAGAATCCAGCAGCTTGAAACTTCATCTGCTCCCTTGGATTGACACGTTGAATACGGATACCAGCAAGATTGGACAACAGAATGTCTTCAATCTTTGGGGCATTGGGACTAGAGGGTTTAATACTGGACTGCTCGGCTTTCAATGCGTTATAACCCTTGTTTATTTCCTTAATGACAAGTGGTGTAAATGCTTCGTTAATAAAGTAAGCAGACTTGTCGATAAACTGTTTGTAGTCTGGGTCGTTCTCACTGCTAATTGGCACCCCCCTGCCGGTCTTACCCGTGTAAACTTCAGTTAGCGGAGCGAGCAAAAGGTTCTGGCCAAACGCTTGCTTGCTTGCAACAGAGATGAATTTCTTCATCGCATCCTGCGGGTTTTCTTGGTTGAGAGCAGCAAACGCGGCCTCCATTACAATCGTATGGGGAATATTGTAGTTAAGATTGGTGTAGGTGTATGAGCCGTCGTCTGCCTTGTTAATCTTAATAAAAGAATCCTTATCCCATTCAGGCAGTCTATTTCTTACGGCAGCCTCCTCTTCTTTTGATATATCGGTATTTAATCCCAAGGCTCCAGCAGCCGCTAGTGTTGTCGTCATTGCGGCCATGCGTTTAGCCCCAGCCTTACGCAAAACATTATTACCGCTATTCATATCCTCCAATGCTAACTTGTAAGTATTGTAAACAACGCGGAAACGGTCGGCAGTGTAAGCGACAAATGGGTCTAAAAATCCAACGGAAGAAAAATCGCGGATAGCTTTTGGAAGATTGGAATATCCTTCCGTTGTCATGCGTGTGCGTTCAGCGGCTTTTCTAAATATCACATCGGGAGACTCGTTTGGAAATGCCGCACGCATATCCTGTAACTCTCCAGCCAAATTAAAAACTTTGCTAGATGTTGCTGGCATAGAGTAAAATTTACCTATGGTGCCAAGCCCAGACTTTGCCTTGCTTGCAGTTTTAACAAGTAGCGGATTTTTAAACTGACCCTCAGCAATCTCAAAAGTGTTTAGAAAATCCGAGAATTGAACATTGGGTTCTATCAAGTTATATCTCAACATTCCCTTGTAGAATTCCTGAGCCTCCTTTGCGGATACAGAGCCATCTGATTTAATAAACCCAATTTGATAACCAGCATTTTTTAATGCTTGGTTGTAATTATCTTTTTTCAATAACTCCAAACCATGACCTTGTGCAATTACATCTAGCGGTCCGCCCCATGCGTTAGACGCCCAGCCTTTTAATGAAAAAAGAGTCTTTGGAATTTTAGCTGCGCTGGATACAATTGCAAGACCACTCATCTTGCTCATAATCGGACCAAGATCATTTGCGTTATATTTATTAAACTCATCTCTAAACTCTGGACTTGTCCACAATCCGCTTAGTGGATTGAACTTATCTCCTTTGGGTGCAATCATTACATCGCCTTCAATGGATTTGTTTTGGCGAAAAATACCAGAATCTAAACCGATGCGCCTTACTTCACTGAGCCCCTTATAGGTAGCTTCAGTTCCCGTCATGCGTCCAAGAGTATCGCTGGCAACAAATACAGGGTCTTGAATTTCACCAAGCAATTCACGAGTGGCTTGGTCAATGTTCTTACGTTTTCTAAATATGCCGGTATTTGTTGATACCCTCCCCTGCGTTAAATAAGCGGTGGCATTATCTCTGTCCAATAATTCATTGGCCTTATTAGTGTATTTTTGAGTGAGCTTAGCCCGTTCAGCAGCAATTTGGTCATTTGCATCCTTAATGCTAAGGAGCTTTTTTGTTTTCAAACCAGTCCAATTGCTCATATCATTCTCAACATTCTGCGTAACCCACTTGTTGAATGACTCTTTGCTTGGCCTCCATCCCGGAACGGCAAGTATTTTATAAGCGCGTCGAAGATAACTTCCTTCATTATCGGTCAGCGTGCTGTAAAGGGCTTCGTCCTTTTCAATAATTCCTAGGTCTTTTAAACGACCAGTTGCATCGTCGGTAGTTTTACGCAAAGCAGTAGTTATTGCGGCAAAATCTTCTGGGATGTTGGTTTGATTGATTTTGCCACCAAGCACTTGGTTTACTTTAAAATCTAAATCAGCGCGAACTGCGGGGTCTTTAATGCCCCTAAGTTTCTTATCCAATTCAGAGATGAGAACTCGGCCTTCTTCTGAAATGGCGTTCTTTTCACCGTCAATGCGTTTTAAGGCATCAATTATCTCCGACCCTATCCGTTGCTCACGAAACAGGGGATTGGTCTTTAAACGGGTCGTAATCGACTGTTCTAGGCCACCTAGCGCACCACCCGTAATAGAACCTCCAGCAAGAGCCGTAGTGAACTCTTCAGCCGTAGGAAGTCGCCCTTGGTCAATAGCCACCCTTGCAATCTCTCCAGCTCCAGCCAGACCAGCACCTTGAGCCGCACGCACACCCATGTTTTTAAGAACACTCCCTCCAGCTTGAGCAGCCTTTCCACCGGGAATTGCACCAAGCCCAATGGCAGAAGCTAGTTCTCCAAATGAAAAGTCGGGACGTTCACCACGCTGAATTTGGCCCTTTTGAACAAGTGTATTACCAATGCCCGCGCCTATACCACCAAGGACAGGAATGGACGCGCCGCCAGTAAGCGGAGCAAGAGCAGCCCCGGCTACTTGACCACCAATACCAAGCCCTACCTCAATGCCTATGTCGGCAGCAGTTTGACCAAGGCCAGATTGTTTAGGCTTTGCATTGCTTAATGAATCATCATAGCGTTGCAAAGCATCGTAATCTTCCTTGGTTGGCTCAGTGGGCTTGTTCCATTGATAGACCCGACCAGAAGGAGCTGTGATTTGCATAAATTATCGCCGGGTTTGAGTAAGAGTAAATCCGCTCGGAGGAGACAGCATTGGGTTTTGAGCTGCTGGAGATGGTGTGCCGCGAAGAACTTCGCGTCGATTATTGAAGGCAACGGTCGCAGACATTTTCATGCCCAAATTATCATTTCCGCCATACACATCTGTTAAACTAGCTAGAAGTGCTTTAATGTCATCTGGAACCTTATCCCAAGAAGGATAGGTAGTAACTGCTTTGTTTAGAAGGGCTTGATAGTTATCTTGCTCAAATTTTTTGATTTCCCCAAGCGGAACACGTTCATTTTTTCTATTAGTATCAACAACTGTAAGACTGTTGCCATAAGTAATGGCTACCTTGCCACCACCTAAATCAGTCTTTTCAATATCAGTTTTAAATGCAGTCTTAACTTTAGCCAAGAAATCAGGAGATATTTCACCGCCTTGTTTAATGTATTCATTGAGAACCTTATCTGTTTTTTCTTGAGCCGTAGCATTGCGAAACTCAGGCTTTGTAACAAACTCAAACGATGCAAATTGCAACGGAGTGAGATTGGGGTCTTTAGAGATATAGGTCTTGATTTCAGCGGGAGTTGCACCCTTGGCGTCTCTTTCAACGAACTTGCGCGCTTCATCAATGGCCCTTCTGGTTTCTTGAATCCTAGCAACTTGCGCTTGCGACGATCTGTAAAGATCATTAGTTGCAATCTTTTCCTCTTCCGTAAGTGGCTTTTCAATTGGTGTTCTGCGAAATCCACCGCCTACACCACCGGCAAATGACTCAACCTTAAAGTCTGGGCGTGTTCCTCGCTCAAGGATGGTTCCATAATTGTCCCTCACCTTAATGGCTTGATCTGCGGTTCTATTGAAATTAGCAATCTTTTCCGTCAGGAGTTCAGCGGCACCCGTCTTAGCGTTAACGTTAATAAAATCCTTAATGCTTTCTGGAACTGAGTTGAAATTGGGCCTATTAAACTTACCGCCAGAAATAACACCGCCCTCTTTTACTGCTTTACCATAGTTAAGGCGAGAAAGATTGGTAAGACCCTCTTGCAGCGTGGGGGTTTGATAGCTTGTCTTAAGGGTTGTGCTAACCCCCATTGGAACCGTCAGATTTTGCGCGGCGGAATAAGCATCTGTAAAGAATTTGTTTTCAGCAATAGATTTTATATCTCTTTCGGCTTGACGAATAGCATTAGCCTTAGCTAAGGCACCACGCGTGTCTTGCAGGATTCCGTCATATTCATTAGCAAGAGACTTGAGCTTACCTATCGGCATATTGGGAATATCTCCAATTGGAAGATTCTTAAAAAAATCTTCTTTAACCGGAAATTCCTTGCCATAAAGATTAGGATTTAACTTAAACTCATCATAGGCTTTTTTGACTTGTCCAATTCTGTTTGTTACGGTTGTAACAAAAAAATCGCGCTCCTCTTTATTCTTCTGATATTGCTGGATGCCACTACCGATTTGTTGGCCAAGATTGGCAAACATATTTCCATAGGCTTGACCACCAGCTTGAATGCTTTGTGCAGCAGATTGCGCCCCCTGTGTGATAGGGGAGTAGTCAATGCGACCTAGGGCGGGATTTACGGAGCTTCCAATCATTGTGTTTAAGAAAGTTTAGGTGGATGAGAAGGCGGCAAGTTCTTCAATCATGCTGTTAACAGCTACGCCAGACATACGATAGCCTATGTCTTCCGTCAACAAGTCATAGGAACGGCTGACGCCGCCATAGACAGCGATGGCTTCAACAACTTCGCCGCCCTTAAAGCTGTTCCCCACATTGTAGTCCATCGAGCGTTCGCCTTCAATGCGGTGCATATCGCATACAGAGAAGTCCTTGCCATTATCAAGGTAGAAACGATGGAAGCGTTCGGCTTCTGGGTTTTCGGCATACTCATGTTTAATGAGCACCTTAACGGGTTCACCAGAGAAGCCAATGACGCTATCACCAGAACGGATGTCCTCAATGGCCACTTGACCTTCTGGTGTGTCAATAAGTTCGCCCTCTGGAATACATTTCAAGAAAATTTTACCTGAAAGCACACCGCCAATAATGCTGCCAACACCGCCCGCAACACCAGAAGTCTTTGTAGCAGAGGCACCAGCCTTAGCAGCCGCCAATTGAGCAGCAGCGGACTGCTGGGCAATGTCCCGGTTGGTGATGTTAGCCTGATTGGCCAACGCCAAGTTAATACCCGTGTCTGGATTGTAAGTTGTGGGGGTGTTAAACGTCTTAGCCAAGTCCAGAGCATATCCTTGCTGTTGAGCAGCGGTTTGACCGGCATTGCTCTGTTGACCTAGCAGCATAGCCGTTGGGTCATACGCCGCGCCACGATAGCCTTGGGCCAAGTTGAGGGCATAAGCCCTGTTAGCTTCAGCGGTGGCCGAGTCAGCCTGTCCAATTAGACCAAGGTTGGAGATGTTCTGCTGTTGCTGATTGGCGGCAAACAAACGGTTCTGAGCATTAACGTCCATGCCCGCAGCTTGATTGGCAAGAGAGAACTGATTGGCCGCGCCCTGATTGGCCATTGCATACTGAGCTTGCAGCTGAGCATTTGTAAGCTGGCTTTGATTGCCAGCCTCAGCTCGGAACATACCTGCTTGATTAAGCGCAGCTTGGTTGGCAAGATTGGCTTGGTTCTGGGCTCCAGCCCCGAATTGACCTGCCTGATTAAACGCCGCTTGATTGGCAAGGGATACTTGATTTTGAGCCCCAGCACCAAATTGATTGGCTCCAGTGATGTTCTGAGCGTTCTGTAATTGAGCCTGATTGAAGGCAGATGCGCCAAATTGCCCGGCCTGCGAGCCAAGTAGCGCATTTTGCAAAGCAGCTTGGTTTAGTGCGCCAGCTCCAAACTGATTGGCTTGGGAGATGTTCTGAGCATTTTGTATAGCTGCTTGGTTTGCGGATAATGCCCCGAATTGGTTGGCTTGGGAGATGTTCTGAGCGTTCTGAATTGCAGCTTGGTTGGCGGATGATGCCCCAAACTGGTTGGCCAGAGAAATGTTTTGAGCGTTTTGTAAAGCAGCTTGATTTGCGGATGATGCACCAAACTGGTTGGCTTGAGAGCCGAGCAAGGCGTTTTGCAACTGAGCCTGATTAAACGCACCAGCTCCAAACTGGTTGGCCTGAGAAATGTTCTGAGCATTCTGCAATGCAGCTTGATTGGCTGAAGATGCACCAAACTGGCCAGCCTGAGAGCCAAGCAAAGCGTTTTGAATTGCAGCCTGATTAAACGCACTAGCTCCAAATTGGTTAGCTTGAGAGATGTTTTGGGCATTCTGCAATGCGGCCTGATTAGATGCAGACGCTCTAAATTGACCAGCTTGAGAAGCTAGTTGAGCGTTTTCTATTGCAGCCTGATTAAAGGCACCGGCTCCAAATTGGTTAGCCTGAGAGAGATTCTGAGCGTTCTGTATGGCCGCTTGATTAGCGGAAGCTGCTTCAAACTGATTTGCTTGAGAAATGTTTTGAGCGTTCTGGATTGCAGCTTGATTAAATGCACTAGCTCCAAACTGACCAGCCTGAGAAGCTAACTGAGCATTCTGTAACGCAGCCTGATTTGCAGCAGTAGCCGCAAACTGACCGGATTGATTGGCTGCATTAGCCCCAAACTGAGCAGCCTCAGCACCCAAACCAGCGGTAAATTGACCAGCTTGGTTAACGGCTTGAAGGTTGGCCAAGGACAAGTTTTGACCTATCTGTTGGTTGGCAAGAGCAGCCTGAAGCGCGGCCTGTTGGTTGGATTGCTGCAATCCAATTTCCTGACCATAGAGACCTGTGCCAAATTGACGATTGGCGGAAAGGTCTTGGGTATAAGCCTGATTGAGAGCAGCAGCTTGAGCTAGGTCTTCAGCCTGACGTTGACGCATTGCTCCGGATCGTGCAGCAGCCTCAGCAGCAATGGCTGGATTACTCATCTCAATACCACGCGCAGCATAGGCTTCGCGGGTGCCTTGCTGAATGTTTCTCAGTTCTTCAGGGGAAAGCTGACCTGTGCTAGCGGCAAATTCTGCCGCACGACTACCAAGCAATTGAGCGGCTGCACTTGGCCCAGCCTGTAAGGCTTGAGCGTAAAGCGATTCACCGAGTTTGCCACGGGCCAAACGCTCAGCCTCCGTCTGCATACCAGCACCAGCTTGAGCAGCTTGATAGCCTTGTGGGGTGTAGCCTTGAGATTGATAGCCTTGCGATTGAGCCTGTGCAGCATCGTAACCGCGTGATTGAGCTAGAGCAGCGTCATAGCCTCGTGATTGAGCTAGAGCAGCATCGTAGCCGCGTGATTGGGCCTGTGCAGCGTCATAACCTTGCGATTGAGCTAGAGCGGCATTGTAGCCTTGCGACTGTGCTTGTTGAGCGTTATAGCCCTGTGATTGGGCTAGAGCAGCATTGTAACCCTGAGACTGTGCTTGTTGAGCGTTATAGCCTTGAGATTGAGCTAAAGCGGCGTTGTAGCCTTCGGATTGAGCTAATGCGGCATTGTAGCCTTGGGATTGGGCTAGAGCAGCGTTGTAGCCTTGAGCCGAGGCTTGTTGGGCATTGTAGCCCTGAGACTGCGCTAGGGCCGCGTTATAACCTTGTGCAGAAGCCTGTGTGGGATTGTAACTCTGAGCCCCAACTTGTGCGGCGTTGTATCCACCTAAATCTACTTGCGGAGCACTACCCAACAGGGAGGCTTGGGCTGGATTGAACTGAAGATCATTAAATTGTTGAGCATTAAAAGCCGCCGTCCGCATTGGGGCATAGGCATCAGGAACTCGACTCAAACCTTCAGCGCGTTGTAAGCTCGCTTGAATCTCTGGGTTTAGTTGATTGTAGGTGGCTGCAAGTTGAGGAGCCAAAGCAGCAACATCTGCCGCTCCCGCTGTTCGTAGGGCGGTATTTGCCGCCGTCTCTATGCCACTCGTAACACCAGCAGCTTGTTTTAGAAGATCGAGGCTACCACCTTGGGTAGTTGTAAACTGAGGTGTAAGCCCTTCGGCGTCAGCAGCAGCCTTAGCGTATTGCTCAAGACCTCCATACATTCTGGAATAGTCATCCTTAGCATTGTTGAAATTATTGAGGATATCGGGCCGAGCGGCAAGAAACGCCTGAACATTAAATTGTGGTGCACCTGACTGAAATTGGCTAAGGTCTCTAAGTCCCTGAGCACCCAACTGAGGACGTGCCGCAGCTTCGGCTCCAAGGAGGGCTGAAAGCGTCTCTGGATTAGCTACGCCTGCAAGATAGTCACGAGTAGATTGGCCGGGGTCAAAACCAAAAGAATTGGATTTTGGAACATTGGACGAACTTGGCCCCATATCGGGGATATACTCGCCTGTCTGTGGGTCGTAAGGCATAAAATTAGAGGGAAGAAACTGCGTAAACGCTACCTGTGGTGGAACCGTAGGAATAGAGGGAAACAACCATTGCTTGCCCAGATGTTAGGGAGGCAGGGAAACTACCACCGGCAGAAGTCCAAGCTGGCCAAGTAGTATTAATGCTTCCACCTGTATTGTTCTTTAGGGCAATAATGTTTATTTGGCCGCTATCAATGCCAGAAAGCGCAAAAGTGCTATTACCAGCAAGTTCGATTTTGGCGTTGCTTGCAGCCGCAAGATTGAGGGTGATGGTTCCGCTTGTTGGGTAGCCAAAATCAGGAACCAAATCAAGCAGCGTAATGTTGGCAATGCTGGCAATGATATTACCTGTAATTGGACCTGTAAAGTTTCCGGCAATAGCACCCGTTCCAGTGATGGTTGGCGAGGTTAACGTCTTGTTTGTTAACGTCTGGCTTGCCGTCAGTTGAACAATGTCAGAATTGGTAATACTTGCTATCTTGGTGGCCGTAGCAGCATTGCCCGTTGTGCTACCGCTAGACCCTGTAACTGAGCCCACAATAGGGTTGGTGACGGTGAGGCTACCAAGTGTGCCAACGCTTGTCAGGCTTGAAGCTGTTACGCCTGAAGCCAAAGTTGCGCCACTTAATGTGCCTGCTGCTGCTGTAACGGTAATGTCTGCCGTTCCATTAAAGCTCACCCCGTTAATGGTGCGAGCCGTCTGCAATGCCGTTGTCGTTGCCGCGTTGCCCGTTACACTGCCAGAAATTGGAGCAGAAACCGTAAGCCCTGAAAGCGTGCCAACACTCGTTAAACTTGAGGCGGTTACGCCTGAAGCCAACGTCGAACCGCTTAGTGTTCCAGCTGGAGCAACAACAGCCGCAGTGGTGATAGAAGTTGTAAGTCCCTTAGCGTTAATTGTAACAACAGGAATTGCAGTTGAGCTACCCGTTGTGCCAGCCGTTGCTACGGTTGCAAGTGTGCCTGCCGCCGTTACGTTACCTGTGCCATCAAAACTTGGCGAGGTGTAGGCAAGATCACCAGTAATTGAGATGGTTCGCGCAGTTGCAAAAGCCGTAGCCGTTGAAGCGTTACCCGTCAAGGTTCCCGTGATGGTTCCGGTTACTGTTACACCTGAAGTGTTAACGCGAAAAACTGGATTAGTGAATGTGGTGCCACCAACTGCCGTTGACGGAATAACCTCAAAGCTATTATCCGAAAGGTATTGAGCACCGATCAACCATGCGGTTTTTGTTGAACCAGTCCTCAAAATAATAGCGTTATCAACCACCGCATTCGTAACTTGACCGATAGTTAACTGGCCGCTACTAGAGGTTGTCCCAACTGAAGTTGAGCCCGTTACAGCAAGGTTTCCACCACTCGTCCAGCTTGGACCACCCGTGCTTAATTTGGCTGGGGTAATGCCAGCGTCTTTAACAATGATTGCTCCACCCGAAAGCTGGGTGGTAGTGCCGTCAACCGCACCCGATACAAACGTAGCTGCATCCACCAAGTTATTGAGGTTGGTTGCACTAACTTGCGTGTCAGCAACAATCGTTGCTCCTTTGGATAGAATTGCCATGTTATGAGGCTTGTGTTAACGCTCTGAAGGTAAGTGATGCTGTGAGCTTTACTAAGCGCAACTTGGGTCGTCCAGCAGTTGGAGTATATCTAAGTTGCATTCCGTAAGCCCGAATGTTGCCAATTCTACCACGCAGGGATGCGTCTTCACCAACGGATAGAACTTCACCAAGAATGCCAGATACGGTGCCAAGCTCAAATTCACTATCCAAATTTTCAGACACACCTCCAATTAGTGCATCAGAGTTGTTGGTTTCACTAGATTCCGTATGAATTTCAAAGCTGTTGAACTTCTTGCGTTCTGGGCTTTGGAATGTAAACTCACGGGTTAACGCTTCTGATTCAACGTGGAAGAATTTGGATGGGAGGCCGGGAAACGTGTAGATGTTATCTACGTCATCAACGCGAGACTCCACCTCATTGATGCCGCCAAATCGGTTAATGGAAAAGAGTCTATTAACGCCACCAGCACTAGAGGTAATGAAGTTGGCTACGTCCCAACCTTCTTGTTCAATCAAATCAATGCTTTCCCAACCTTGATTGAGTAAGTTGTAAACCAATATGGCGTTGTTGTAGATAGATGCGTTTAACGGGACGGCAATGTAGTAGCGATTGTTGTGGTAGATGGCTACCGACTTATCGGCATACTCCTTGTTGATTTGGCGAATGATGGGGTCAATTGGGTCAGACAAGGGCAGTCCTGCTCCGCGAAGATTATAGAGGTCGCCGAAGGCTGTTGCGTAAACACCGTTGTCTGAAAGGAAGAAGATTTGATTGGCAATTGTTACAACGGAACGACGGGCAACAAGCCCAGCTTCGCGTGTAATTTCTTTGAGCGTAATGTCATTCAGGCTACCCGAAAGTCCGCTAAGAAGATGAATGCTATTGCGATTGAGAACCATAGCATTGTCGTCGGTGAACGGGTGGACATACTGGAGGTAGTCTGCAATGCCAGCCGTAACCTTGAATTGATTTTGGATGTGGTCATAGGTGTCTGAATCAAAAATGTCCGAGAATATCAACTCATCCCTTACGTTGCGGCTAGTAATAACCTCACTGCCAGATGTTCCCGTAGAGGTGTAGTAGTAGGGAGCAATGATACGCCGCTGATGATAGACTCCCCACGGGGGCGCGGGCATATGAACAAATCCAAGCCCTTGTGATTGAGCCACAGAATAAATTACTTTGTGACTTGCGTGATCTACAACTTGGGCAAAGAAGGTGAATGTATTGGCGTTAGGCACAGACGCAATGGTGTAACCAACTCCGTTTTCCACTAAATTGGTTGTGCCATTATCCACCACAAAAATCCGTCTTCCAACGGAAAGACCGTGAGCCGTCTCACTTACAGTCACAACACCATCTGCAATGCTTGTGTTGTTATTGGCATTGTAATACGTTGTGTTGGCATAGGTGCCGTTTGCCACCTTAACAAAGGCTGGGCTACCCGTAATAACACCATTCCAAGATAGGGCTGTAAGTCCATCTCTGAAGATGAACACCTTGTTAAACGCCTGAATCATCTCAACGTCATCTGTTATGGTGATACCAGACGGATAGGCAATGTCGGTTGGAACCGCTGTTGAGCAATTAACCGCAATGGCTTTAGAATTGAGGGCAAGGATGAAATACTCGTCGTTGTCATCCGATGGGTCGGAGAACAAGCAAGAGCCGTAGGCATTGTTAATGTTGCTGCTCAGAAGAGGAGCCCCGGCAAAGTTGCTTCCACCAATCGAATAGGTTTCGCTACCCGTAGCACCCGTAATGGTGAATGTAAATGTCGTTGAGCTTGTTACAGTAATCGTGCGATTGCCGTTGGGGTTAACCGTTCCCGTAAGCCCAGAAATACCCACTTGTGTGCTTGTGGTAAATCCATGAGCAACGGAGGTGGTAATTGTAACCGTCGTTGTGCTGCGAGTTGCGCTAGAAATAGTGCGATTGGTCCAGACGTAAAACGGAACAATTAACGCTTCGCCGCTATTACCAAGTTGGGGACCAAAAGCATTAGACCCTTTTCGGGGTTGCCAAGCACCGTCAATGTCCATGCGTCCATTGATGGACACAGCAAGCTCGCCAGATTTTAATTGATCGGGGCGCAACCGGGCATTGATCCGTGAGAATCCAATGTCCACCTCATCATTAAACTGACTGTCTTTTTCGCCAAAAGTGTTATAACGAGCCATTGCTTTATCATACCCTACCGCTCGGGTTGTTTTCTTTTGGCGAGAATGTGATTAGCGGTAGGCGGCGGTCTTACGCGCAATGGACTTAGGCTGTTTTACAAACTGCTTACCAGCCTTCATTCCTTTACGTTTGGCCGCATTGGTGGCCGCAATTTCAGATCGGCTCAACCCCTTAAAAGCTGCTGAGGGTAGGTAGCGTTCTCCAGTTTTCAGACTGGGTTTGCCCGAAGCCGTGCGCCATTTCTGGCTAGTCCAATTGACTAGGCTACGCTGTTGGGGTTTCATTTGGCCGTCTTGTAGCCGCCGCCCTGTTTCTTGTAGCGGACAGCCATTAGCTGAGCCTTACGGGCCGACCACTGCCCCGGCCTACCACCCTTGCTTCCAGCCTTAACAGATTCAAAGATGCGCTTCCGAAGGGTTGGCTTGGTGTAAACCCCTGCACTATTTACTGTAGACTTCACGAACAGGACTTGCGTTTGCCGTAGGCTGCTTTGCCAAAACCCTCGTAATCCTTCTTTTTGTTCTCTTTCTTTTCGTGCTTAATCATCTGCTTGCGTGACTTGTAGTTTTCGTTTTTCATAAAAAGATATTAGCACGACCATGCTTTTCGGCTCCAGTAGTTGGCCGATAGTTTGTTAGATGTGCCCTTGATGCCACCAGAACGGGCGCAGTAGGAGGCTTTACGGGATGGAACGCTTTTCTTAATGGACATATTGGCGTCCCCAAAGCGTATCACTTTAGACTTCCCATTAGCACAAGCGCGGACTACGGACTTCTTTCCGCCGCTAATGTCGCGTCTAGGGCTGTTACAGGGTAGCTTACGAGGGTTCATTCTTCTTGTATTCCTTGTGCCATTTCCAAATTAGGTAGGCCAATCCCACCAGACCGCCAATAATACCAATAAGATGGTTAATTTGGCTTAGGCCCAATGATGCTGCCGCTGGGGTAGAGGCCACAATGATGTCTTTCTCGTAGGAGTTCATCGCTTACGGGTCATTCTGTCGCCAAACCACCAGCCTACACAATTAAAAGCCGCAAATTGGGCTTCGTCCACCATGTCGGCTTGTTCAAAATCTGGAACATTAAAGAAGATAATCGTGACAAGAATAAGAAGAAGGATGGTGATGGCTGGACGAAAGAGGGTGAGAACATTCGCCGCCCAAGGTGCGGTGTTTACAGGTGCAATTGCCGCATTCTGGCTGGCAGTAAACGCTTCCCATTGAGCCTTATCAGCCGCAATTTCAGCCATAGCTTTGGCCTTCTCTAGCTCGCGTTTGTGCTCTTGACTAGCTTTGTAGTTGTCAAAGAACCCATTGCCAATGCGTAAGATAACTCCGAGTGCGCCGCCGCCGAGTGCGTTGGTGAGAAGATCGAGCATCGTTAGGCGGCTTTAGGGTTGGTAAGACGACGGAACAAGAAGTATGGCAACCAGACCCACTTTGGAATCTTCGTCACCTTTACGTTAGTGCTTTCAATAAACGGCATCTCCGCATCCCAGAGCTTCACTTTAATAGGCAAGCCATCCGGCGAGGTGCAGTCAATAATAGACACGTTGCGCGTGGGAGCGCGGCCTTTGGTCCAATAGTTGTCATATTGCCCCAGCTCAATGGTGCCACTGATAGAGCATCCGTAGAGTGAAATCCCGTCAATAGAGCCTTTGGCGGTAATCGACCCTTGAACGATGCAATGCTGCACGACATAATCTTTGCCGCGCACGAAATCTATCGAGTCCTCCCGCGAGGCTGGAATAGTGAGACCCGACACGCAGAGGTTCGACACGTTGGAGCCCTTTACAAGATCGTCGTAGTTTTCGGGGTCAAGCGGTGCCTGCCACTCAGCCGCGTTCACCGTCAGCCCGTTGTCATTCGGCCCAACGTAGGAGCGCCAATTAACGTCTGCCGTCCCGCTCATTCGACCTTCGTTTCCTTTGGCTTTAAAGCCTCGGCAATCTGCTCCGCGCACTTGCGGATGAGATCGTGATCGTCGGCCTTTAATGGCGCTTGGCGGCTGGCTGCGTATAGGTTTTGGAGTGCTTCGTTAGTGGTCATATTATTGATTGTTGATTGCCGAGATGCTTAGGGAATTTCCGTTGCGAGTTGCGCCCGCGATTGCTTGAACGTAGTAGGGTGATGATCCTGCAACTGAAAGTTGAATCTGGGTAGCGGACGGCGAGCTGGTCGTAAAAATAGAACCGAGCTGGGATACAATTGTGAGGCCGTGAGAAATATCCCACAACACAAGTGCCTGCCCGCCCACCGACGCATTACGAATCCAGCACAATCCAGAAACACCCTCAGTGGAATTGGTCACAATTGTCTGCGTTGAGGAATTTACGGTTACTGTTTCGACGAGCTTTTGCGTGCCAGTCACGGCGAGGCCGGATGAAAAAGTAGCGGCATTAAGATGGTCAATCGTAAGCGCAGGAACCCATGTGTTATTCTGAATTGTGCCGAGCGCGACATAACCGCCTTGCCCTGCTACCGAATAGCCGCGAACGCCGCCACCATAAGTGTTTCCTACTACGTTGTCGTAGCCAAAAAACTGAGGCCCAGTTGCGTGAAGCCCTTTATACGAATAGGAAGTTCCAATGGCTCCGTTGGCTAAAGTGACGCCAGTACTCGTTATTCCTCCCGTCACGGCAAGGCCGGTAGAGGAGAAGGTGGCGACTGGAGTTACAACAGTTCCAGCCGTTTGACTTGTCCCACCGTAAACTTTTACCGTGCCGTCATCTACATAGTTAATACCAGCAATTGCTCCGGTGCTGTCGTGTTTAACGCCAGAAGAAAACGTAATGTTGTAGCCTCCTAGCCAACCGCTGCCGGTGCTGATAGCCGTTCTCAAAAAACTAAAACCGCCGAGACGATAGTCCGATGAGGTGCTTAAGATTCCACTAAACGTGCCTGTCGTCGCCGACAACGCCCCCGTCACGGCGAGGCCGGTGGAGGAGGCGCTGGCTATATCAGTGTTTCCGACGCGCAGGCTCGATGTGCCGGAAGGGGCGCGAAGAATTGCCGCCGTTGAACTGCCGAAAACAAGTCCTTCTGCGCCCGCCGCCAAAACAAAGGTCCCAGCCACACCAAAAAAGCTACCTGTCGTAGTTGTGAGGGACCCCGTCGCCGACAACGCCCCGGTCACGGCGAGGCCGGTGGAGGATAGCCGAGCGACCTCAGTTGTTCCGGCTGAATAGAAGGCAAGGTCCGCGCTCGCCGATGGCGTCTCAATCTTGAATCGGTTGTTGGAGTTGGTTCGGAACTGCAAGCCAACCGAAGAGGTGCCGGGAGACTCAAGAGTGGTTACGCCGTTGCTTGAGTTAGTCGAAAGCGTCGTAAACGCGCCCGTGCTCGGTGTCGTGGCTCCCACCGTGCCGTTATGCGCTCCGTTGGTGTTGATTGACGCCGTACCCGTCAGGTTTGTCACCGTCCCAGACGCAGGGGTACCCAATGCGCCGCCGCTCACCAATAGCGTCGAGCTTGCGGGAATAGTCGTACCGTTGAGCGTCGTCGTGCTGCTGCTGCCAAGCGTGGTGAACGACCCTGCTGCGGGGTTTGCTGCCCCAATAGCCGTGTTTGTAAGGCCAACAGCGGAATAGTCGGTGCTTACACCAACCACCGCGCCAGTGCGCCCGAAGACGCTGGAAACAGCGTCCGTCAAATCCACCTTTTCCCAAACCGTGCCGTTGCTGATAATCCAGTCGCCCACTGCAAACGTAATGCTAAACTGCGTGCCAGCCGCGCTAACAACGTAATAGTCGCCTTTGGTAGAAGCCGCAGGCGGGTTGTTTAGGGTGGGATTGTTTGTCGAAGCATTCCATGTCCCTTTGTAATTGACCGTGCCGCTAACAATCAGCGGGGGGGAATAGTTGATAATTTGGTCAAAAATGCCGGCCATGGTTAAATGTAGTTGAGTTCGCTAATCGTAAACACACCCGTGCCGCTAATTGCAATGACTTTGGCGTTCTTTGCCCAGCCCGCGCTCCAGATGCCGCTATTACCATCCTTGAAAATGTGGCCAGCAGAAACCGTTGGAGTAGAGCCATCAATAGTAAGCCGAACGTCCGCTCCGTCTAGCGTCCAATAGATGTGACTCGTGTTTGAATTGAGGGCCGCGACAATAAAGTTGGTAGCTGTTCCACCAACCGAAAGCGTTCGCATGGATGTTCCGCTAACCGGAAGCACCTGCATTGGACCATTAACTATGCGTGAGTTTGACATGGTTAGACAGTAAATGGGGTTGCGTGAACCGAAGCATCAGTAGAAGCAGCGCGGATAAACTTAGCCGCAAGAGCCGTGCTCTTATTCCAGAAAAACGGAGGCGTCAGTTTCTTAAACAAATGACCATTCGTAGCGGTAGGTGTGCTACCGTCAAAAGTCACCATAACATCATCACCCTGAATATCAATCAGGATGTATTTCGTCTTGGACGAAGACCAGACATTCGTAAGAGCAACTGCCGCTGTGCTTACGGCAAGTCGTTCGTCCGCTTCCCCAGTTGGAGACGGATAGAGATTAACAACAAGGGAATTATTCATTAGCGTGATTGTGTTGAAACGTAGGTAGAAATGCGGCGAAACAAGAAGTTGTTATTGCGCTGATTCTGGGCCTTGCTCAACTCTAGCATAAGGTAGCTCATGGCAATTTGTTCTTCGGCAATAGCCTTGTCAACCTGACCGTCCATACGAAGGAAATCAGCATAGGTAGCGTGAGCTGCATAGTGGAAGAACTCTAGCGGAATATCAACTGAGGCGGTGGTGTATGGACCGGGCCATTCCTTTTTGTAGCCAACCCAAAATCCAAGGTTGCCTGTCGCGTTGTTAATAACTGTCGCGCCATTGCTATCAACAAAAAAGTCGTATTCGTAGGACGGATTTGAGCCAAAAGGATTGGCGTTCCAGATACGGTTGTAGTCCGAGATGTCGTCAATGGCTGCAGGTGACACGGTGGCGGTGCCGCTATACGTCTCAACCCCTGTTCCGGATGCAAGGCTGTAAGTAAATGTGTCGTTACTCAGGTTGGTTGTTTCAATGCTTACAACTGTCTGGGTTCCATTGGGGCTAACCGTTCCAGTGAGCCCTGACACAACAACAGTCATACCAGCAACAAAACTGATAGAAGCCGTGCAAACGATTGTAACCGTTGTCCCGTTACGCGAAGCAGACGATGATGTTCTAACTCCAGCAACATGATCGTATTCACGGGAAATTAAATTATTTGTAGCTGGCCTCACCTGTGCGCCCACGATGTAACGCGGCCATGTTGGGCTAAAGTCATACGCCTCATACAAGCGACGATTGGCCATTGCCAACACTTTCGATTGTTCAAGCACAGTGAACGCATCCACGCCCGAAAGAGCTTGGACAAGTGCTAGCAACTCGGAATATGACTTGTTTTTCATTAAACTCTATTAGGGGAAAGTTCAGGCATCTTCTTGTTGAAAAATCGCATGAAATCTTTGCTGTGAACCGTCTCGTATCCGTATTTCTTCACAAGCCGAAAATACTCACGTCCCGGCATAACGCCTATGCACTTCCCTAGGCCGGGAATGCTCTTGTGGTTTTTCATCACAGAGGCTTGTGCGCGAGCTACATTGGTGCGCTCAAACTCTGTTGCCTTTTCTTCCACAAGACTCTCTTTCACGATGTTGATAAGCTCGTTATCAATTTCTTCTTTGGAATAGGTTTTTGGTGTATTGATGATATTCATGCAAAACGAAATTGGCCACCCCAGTTAAGAGGTGGCCAAGTTTAACACAACTAAAAAGTTGGCTTAGGCGAGACTGACCAAGCGGAACTTAAACTTCACCTGACCAGCGGTGAGCTCGTTGAGCGAGTAATCCGTACCAGTCGAGACGTTGGGGGTGAACTTCAGATCAATGGTGTCGGCCACGGTATAAACCTTGCCGTTTTCATTGTCGATGTAGGCACCCGTATCAGCAACGTAGGTGATTTCAGTCTGGTCAACGTGCAGAGCCGCAGTTGTCAGAAAGCCATCATCGTCCGAGCCGTCGCCAACAATGACGTTCAGCTCATCGCCGCCGCCACTGTCGTCGAACGCAGTCACCAGATAGGCCGAGACATCCGTAACCATAGTTCCGGCTGGAATGGCATATGTGAATGTCTTGGTTGCGTTGTCAGCCAAAGTGCCAGCATTGGCAACCGAGAAGGCTGTGAAGTCGATAACAAGCTCGTCGGTCATCCCGAACGCGCTTTCATTTACTGTGAGTTTAGGCATATTGGTATTCCTTTCGTTGGATTATGTGAGGGCAGTGATCTTGCCGTGAGCACCGGGGTGTTTCACGATGAGAGTCAAGGCGCAGTCAACGTAGCCGCGTTCGCCACCACCAAGGTTGGGGAGACGGGTCGAGCCAGTTGGGATGAGTTCAGCAATGCCGTAATACTCGGGATTAACCAAGTAGCCGGTGTCCTTGTTGGTCGTATCTGGAGCGCAATCAGGATTCATGTTGACGATGGACACGATGCCGTGGTCGGACTCGTAGAGTTCAACCGACAGCTTAATAGACGCCTCGCCGCCATCATAGCTAACTTTGCGAACCGAGTAGTCCGAGCTACCCGAGGTGCGAGCAAAGTCGCTGATAACGCGACGAAGCGATGTGTCGGCAACAAGCGTCAAACCGTTGCTCATGCCAGTAACGCGGAAGATGCTGGTGATGAGATTATTGAAAACGGTTTCCGTGAAGGTCGTGCCGGAGCCCTGAATCGAACCCGCTGGGGTGCGATAGGCTGCTGGAACGTCTGCTGGACCTGCGCTATCAATCCAGTCGCCAAGACCACGAAGGCCGTATGGCGTGCCCGCGCCGTCCTCAATCGAACGGTCGTTGTTAGAGCAGAGAGTAGCCTCGATGTCGCGCTTGATTTCGCGAACCGATTTTGCCTCAGCTTGGGCAATCTTTGCTGGACCAACGCTGTCAACAGCGTTCTGCAAGTCGCTAACCATGTAGTCGCGGCGGAACTTTTGGATATAGTTACCAAGGCGAGCGCGGTTAGAGAATTTGTCCGTGAATGAGGTAACGTCTGCACCTTCTGCAACGCCCGTTGTGGTGGGGGCAGCAAGGCTATCGACAGTCCACTCAACGTAGGTAGCGGTAGCTTTGGATTTAGAGGCGGACGAAAGAACTGGTGTCTCCTCGGGAGCGAGGATCGTCAGAACGTCTGTGAGGTCTTCGCGGTTAGAAACAGCGGAACCGGTATTAGTTGTATCGTAGGTATTAGAAAAGGCCATATTATTAAAAGTTTACTTGCGTTTAGTTTTTTGAAGGGTGCGGAAGGCAATATAGTCGCCTATGCTTCCTGAGTCCATAAGGCGCGTTCTAGCGTCTTTCACGGCCTTTTCGCCCTTCACTACTGGCCGCTCATTAGGTGCGGCATATAGATCGGGACTACCGGGCGGATTGACCTTGTGACCGGGCTTATCAAGACTGATGAGTTTTCGGCCATACAGCGAGTTAGCGGCGTGCGCCAACAGGTATGGGAGTTGAGGAGCAATTTCCGGCATTACATCCTCAATGTTTTTGAGGCGTGGGTCGGACATCATTGCTTGGTATTGGCGACGAACATCGTTGTCTTCTTGCGAAGACAGCCAATCCAACTCTCTTGTAGCTTGGTTCTGAAAGGCGGAACGTAGCGACTTGCGCTGTTCCTTGGCATTCAACTCTTTTTGCTGGGCGGGAAGATATTTGTCCCGTGCTTTTCTCGCACGACGCAAATGATCTTTTACCTCAGCTTTGGTAAGGTCTTTGCCATCCACACTGGCGGCAATATCCTCGTATCCAAGAGTCTCAGCTTTATCAAGAACATCCTCAGCCCACTCAATAACTTCGTTAACTTGCTCAGATTGTTTACTGAGTTCGTCCGCAGTTTTGATGTGTTCGTAGGGGTTGTTCTCAACCTTTGGCTCAAGGGCGGTTTTATTGCTCTGCTGTTGGATATAGGACTCCATTTGCGCCATGCGTTCCTCAGCCATTTTTCGTTTGGCCGTAAGTTCCGCAATGCGTTTAAGCAGACCAGATTTACCCTTTTGAGCAAGCTCGGCAATGTCATCATTTGACAATTCCGTTAGGTCAAGTTGTGAAAGAACATCCTTGCCTTTGGTGTTGGTTGAATCCTGAGCTTCGCCACCTTCCTGTGGGTCTGGCGATTCAGTATCTCCCTCTTCCGCTGGCGCGGCCTTAATAGTGGGCTCTTCGACAATCTCTTGCTTCTGTGTTACAGGAGCCGGAGGCTTGGCTTTAAGCTCACCCAAACGACGAACAGCATATTCGTTCATCGTGATGTTAGACTTATCATTACTCACTGTTGGTTTATCGTCCCCAGCGGCGGACGGTGCGACATTAGACATATTATTGTTTTCCGCTGACTTTACGCCACAGCGATTGCGTGCTAGCATCATAGCAAGGTTTTTGTTTGCTATTTTACGGCTAGGCATAGAGAAACATTAAACGCCCTTGTAGCTCAGTGGTAGAGCACCAGTTTTGTAAACTGGCTGTCGTAGGTTCAATCCCTATCGGGGGCTCCACTATCTCCCCATCCGTCGCAGCTGGATGGTGTTGAAGCCACCAGCTACGAGGATTTCGTCGCATTGGAGAATACGTCCGCTAATCTGCTGAATCCTATCAGCACTTACGTCATGAAGCTGTTGAATGAGGGCTTCGCGTGTGTTGTGAATTTCTTCAAGGAAATCAACAAAGGTTTCGTTGTGCGAAAGATGTTCTAGTTTTTTAATGTCCATGAATTAGTATTGTTGTGGGCCGGGGGCCATACCCGCTGGAGCTTGCTGCATACCTTGTGTTTGCATTCCGCCCATTTCGGCGGGAGCTGTGCCAATACGACCAATCTCAGCGTTCTGAGTTTGCTGCATTTGGAACTGGTATTGCTGGGCATACTTCTGGAAGCGAGCCGCAAATGCCTTATCCTGCTGTAAACGCTGCATAACGTCAGGCTGCTGGCTGTATTGCTGAAGAACCTGCATAGCAATTTGAGCACCATTAGGACGTGCGCCCACCTCAATGCCAGCGTAAATCTTAGACAAGTCATCCGTGACCTGTTTGACCACTTGCTCCTGAGCTTGCTCGCGTGGCCGCAGAATAGCGTCTGCAATGACAGGATTGATGGCTGAGCCGCTAATTTCAAGCAAGGCATCAACGTCAATGCGGCCATTTCTATCAAGCTGCATCAATTGGACAAACTGACCGAGCTGTGTCTCCACGTTGTCTGGGTCGTTATGCAGAACGTCGTAGTTGATGATGATGTCAAAGTTTTCGTTAGGGTCGCCCTTGCTAAACTTCTGTGGGTCGGAAACGCCTGTTACGCGGAAGAACACTTGATCTGGTCCAAACCGTTGATAGCACTTGTATGACAGGCGTAGAACATCCTTAACGTGAGTTAGGAACTTATCCACGAAATACTGCTGCTGAATTGTGGACAATGGATTGCCAACATCCAAACCAATTAGCTTGTCGGCTTGCGTAAGCAGGGTGTTTTCCATCTCCACCGAGCCGGGATTGTATTGTGGCGTTGGGCCGTAACGAATTTCACCTTGGCGACGATAAGGAAGGAGGCCACCGGGACGAATATCGCTAGGCGGGAAGCCCATTGGATGCTCAATCCACGGAAGAGTAGCAAGCGAGTTGCGGTCTGTGCGGCTATCGCGCTCAACTTTTGTTTGCCACTGGATTCCTTTAAGCAAATCAGCAAAACTTTGGAGATCGTAGAGGCGTTTGTTGTCCTCGCTAATCTTTGTTACGACAAACGGGTAGTCTTCGTAGCCGTTCAGAAGCTCATGCTTTGCATAATCCTCTACGTTTTGCTTACCAATTACGTTTCTATGGAAAACGGTGCAATAAATACCCTCTGCGTTGTCCTCATCGACTAAGCGTTGGTAGCAATAAATCACTTCAAACAACTCACTGGCGTCATACGTCGTGGATTTGTAGGTAAAATTGGTGTTGTTGTTATTGTTGTTGATTGGGTCGCCTTCTTCGCCGCAATTCTCAATTACATAATCAACCCAACTCTCATCCCAACCCTCTGTTGCAATTTTATTTTTAAGCTGCTGGGCACTCATCAACACACGCCAGAAGCAATAGGGAACTTTCTGTGGGTCGGTGGTGTAAGACGGAAATAAAACATCTCCATCTGGAGCAATGGCCTGAACCATTGGGCAATCTACGCTGCGCCGAATGATGGGGAACTCTGCGTTGCCGGTCTTACGCAAATCGTTTAGGGCACGCTTGGCTTTCTTGTCGGTCATTCCATTGAATTGACCTTTCAAAAGCTCAACCAGTTGGTCGTCAGATTTTTTCTCCAAGATGGCCTTAACCAAATCAGGACTAACCTGTTGGAGCTGATCTAGTGTGAGCTTCTGCTTGAAGATGCGATCTTCTTTTTGCCAGCCCACATAGGTAATCATAATGCCACGCTCAAGAAGGTAGTTGGCCCCAAGCTCCATCTGCCGCTTGAACTGAGGAATGTAACTAGCCACCATCCACTTTAGGAAAGCACTCGTAACGCGGGCGCGGCCAATGTCGCCAGACTCAACGGGATAGGCGCGAATGTTAGCGCGGTTAAGCGAAGACATGAACATTGCCACATAACGATTGATGCGCTCGTTAATGACATGAGCCTCCTGATCGGATGCACCCTTCCACGGGAAGGCATCGCTTCCACCCTTGCGTAAATCCTCGGACTTGCCCGACCACAAGTTGCGCCGATTGTCATAGGCGTCAGCACACTGGTCAAAATAGAAATTGAGGTCAGTGGTAGTGCGTTCATACGCATTACGGATAGCCATAACATTTGGCTTATCCTGAACGTAAATAAGTGCTTCTTGATTATCGTTTTCCATTTAGATTTTGTCCAATAGCGCGAATGATGCGATAGGCTGCACCCTTATCAATTGCCACCTTGTCCGCTAGGACAGCAGCTTCAATTGGTTGGTATTCAGCGTGAAGTGTTCGTTGCAAAATTTCAAAACCCAACAGACGATCAATCTGTTCATCCTGCCACTTACGGTCCAATGTAATATCAATCTCCAAGCATTTCATGGCGATAGGTAGTTCCACCGGATGAGTCTGTAATTGCGTCAACATTTATTCGTTTGCCCAACAGCTTACCACGGAGTTTGCGAGGGATTGCAACAGGCACCTTGCCTTCATGCCCCTCTAGCTTTGCGTAAACCCATCGTGGATTGCGGGCTTCCATCAACACCGTTGCCCTAATTTTGTTTGGAACAGCAAGCGGAGCCTCAAGCGATAGCTCAATTAACTCTACGGCTTCTTCAGTGAGGTAGGTGTTCTTTCCGTAGCCCGAGTAGTGCAACCCCTCTTTTAGCTTGGCCGCTTTAATTTTAAGCAGCTCATTAACTGTCTTGCCCAGCCTGTCGGCCAGCGTGATGATTTTTACTTTAGCCATTAGTATCCGCTCCTTCGTTTTGGTTGTTGTATTGTCTTATCCATCCAGCGTATGCCGTCAATGCACGCATAGCGGATAACGTCTATCGGGTCTTTCCATGCTTCATCTGTTCCTCCGTCTCCCGTATATTCCTGAAGGGCAGTGATGATGTTCTGGCAATTTTCTGAAACATAGAAGCGTGGTCGGTTGAGGCTATCCATCTTGGCCTTACGATTGTATGCCATCTTGCTTTGGATGGCTTGGATGCCGTCCTCAATGTCCAAACCGGGGGCGGGATTGAATGTCAGTCCGTTGTCCGCCAAGTCTTCAATTATAGAACTCGCCCCGTTCTGTGATTGATATTTAGCTGCGCCAAGGCGCGGGTCAATGAGCCTATCTAGTATCTCTTCCTTGTCGTCTGACTCCGACCTGATAATTAGGTCAACGTAGTTCTTAATGCCGTAGCCAAGCCCTTTACTGCCGTCTCCTCCTATCCATTTACCTCCATGCCACTTGGCCCAGTCTCCCACGTTTACATCAGGCCACTCACGATAGACGTAGTAGGTTTCGCTTTCATCTACGGCTATCCAACACATGAACCAGTTCTTGCGCCCAGCCGGGTCTAAGACCATGTAGCGTGTTACGTTATCACGCGGTATTTTGTCATGTGGTATGACATTAACCTCACGCGAGAACATAGGGAAGCGGGTGGACGCACTCTTGGTTGGAACACCGTAGGCTCGCGTTAGGATTTCTTCCTCGCCCCTGCCCTGTAAATCCTGAGCAATACGATCATAACCGCCAAACGGATTGTCCTTTGAATGAAAATAAATGATTGCGCTATTCCCATTTGCAGCGTGTTGAATAAACGGAACCGGTCTGTCATTGAGAAGTTCCGCTGTTT